CCTTTTACAATGTAGTTGTTTGTTTTGTCCAATATGGACTTCTCAACTTGTATCGTATTTACTGTATCGAGGCCCAAATTAGTGATTTCTTTGAATATTACGTATGGAGTTTCCTTGTTGGTGAAACGATCGCCAGCCAGCCCTGGTTTGAAGCCTGGGTCCCCTGGATTTTGGAAAAGATTAGTGTCAGTGTGATATTATGGGTTATGAATATGCAAATGCAATGGGCCTTTTTACAGGTGGTAACTTTCATTCCGGTGAATTCCCAAGTGGATTACATCCCTGAATTTTCTCCCCCCAATAAAGTGGCTACGTTATCAAGGCATTTGTGGCAACACAATCCCGTCACGTTTGTTTATCGCCAGTCCTTAAGACTGTTGTTGTGGATTCGTATCTTTTACCATGAGTTTACTTCAGCTTACATATCGGAGATGATCGAGAGCGTAATAGTACGCTATGCTGACATCCGACATGAGCTGCTCAGGTTTGGAGACAAGATCCCTATTCGTCGGAATCACCCCGACCATTCCCACCCGATTTCTGCTGCATACCGCTCGGCGGTGAACGAGTACATGAAGGATGCTGTAACAAGCGCTGGATATGTGCCGTATAGTGTTTCGTCATCGGCAAGTGACCAAAAGGGGAATAGGTTTTTCTACAACATGAAGGATTTGTCAATTCCGTATAAAAATGACTTAGTCCCAGACAATGCGGCATTAATATTCACCGATGTTGACTACTATGCAAACATGCACCATTGGATGCTCCTTAAGAGGCCCATCATGATGTATACTTTTGTTCCGTCGACGTTGGCAGGTAATACTGGAGAATACAGTTTCAGGATGATCGGAAACTATGTCGAATATCAGGTTAGGGGGGGTGCTTCGTACTCTCACTTGTTATGGGACTATAAAGGTGATCATATGACGGTTACTGATCCGTCAGACAGTAGTGTAATTACTTTTTCGGTAGAGCAACGAATAATAGAGGGTGACCCGGATCATAGGATAGTCCTCTTGCTCCCGACAGCTAAAGTGCCTTACCCGCACTGTAATTACCTTACTGGGCATGTGCCGCTCGCAAGAAAAGAGTTTGGTGTTGGTGAATACAAGCATATGTTCAATCCTTTGACCAAAATCCTCAGCTTAGCTGTTGATGGTGCCTGGTCCTCAATTGAACTTAATGTTGATGTCTACAACGCCATCCGTGAGCGTATTAGGGCCAAGTGTGGTATGCCCCTAGTCTCAGATATTGAGAAATACTTGTCAATGCAAGATGACGCCGATGCAGTATTGAAAGCGCCTCTGTTATTTAACTTGATGGATACCGAGTTCAAGCCTAATGTGGTTAGTACTAGTTCCATTCAGGTTTCGTATCAGCCGTTTACTAAAACACATCCGGCAGAACTTGCGTCTGTTGATGGTAAGCCAAAGGGAAGGGCTGTTTCCAATCAACTAATTGACAAGCCAGCACTCATGCCTACAAAATCGATCTCCAGTGATATTAGTAGTGTAGTTGGAAGGGTTGAAAAGCCTCGGAACAGCGTAGACCCGCCTTCCACCTATAAGCATTACAAATCAGAGTTTGTACAAGCACTCGTCGGTTCCTTAGCAGGATTAGGATCAAGCATCTCCACTGCTGAGGTTGCTGCCAAGCAAAATAAAGCAGCCCAAAAGAACCGGTTTGAAAACGCTAAGCACTACTTTTCCGAGCATGTCGCAGGGCCTTTGAGAACTTTTATCAAAGCCGAAGGTTATGCAGCCCCGAATGATCCACGAACAATTACTCAGGTCCCACAAGCGGTCACCACTCTGCTATCTGAATACACTTACGCCTTTAAGGAGTCAGTGCTGAAGAACCAGATATGGTATGGCCCTGGAAAGACACCTATTGAGACAATTGATCGTTTGAGACAACTCACCACCCGTGATGGAGTTATAACAACTGACTTTGGGCGATTTGATGGTACAATCTCACAGTTTTTGCAATCCGTTGCTAAAGCGTGTTATATGCACTTTTTCGCCCCGTCTGAACGTCGACGATTAGGTCGCCTATATAAGGCAATCTTTACGACGACAGCCTTCACGGAGTGTGGTTTGAAGTACGATGCTGGCTGCGGAACGCGAAGTGGTAGTCCTATAACTACTGACGCCAATACGATTATCAATGCTTATGTCATGTATTGTGCCCTTAGAATGCTCGGTAAGAGCGTCCAGGAAGCAATGGCACTGATAGGCTTGGTATGTGGCGATGATGGTTATATGCGAAACTGCCCCGGATTGGAAGACGCACTCAAGAAAGTGTGTAATGAACTTGGTTTGAATCTGAAGCCTGAGCTCCATCGTGAAGGACCTTACCCTTATTTGGGCCGGTACTTTTGTGATCCTGCCACTACGGAAACTTCATTTCAAGATCCGATGAGAACAATTGCAAAGATACATTTATCAGCAAGCTCATCGATTCCCGATTCGCAAGCACGTGTTAATAAGAGCGTGGGTTATCTAACCACAGATGCCCTCACGCCCATCATCGGAGAATATTGTCGCCTGAGCCTTAAGAAAGCTGATGGTGATGATCCAAAGACGAATTATGATGGTGATAAGTTTTCAAATGAGGAAGCTTATAAAATAGCACATGCTTGGCCACAAGACCCTAACGACAGAGACCTGATCAACCAACAGGTGGCTAAACTCTGTGATCTAGAAGTCCTCGAATTGAACAAGATGGTTGAATTGTTCAAAACTTATAAGACCTATAAGGATGTACCAGTACTCTTCGAAGCTAAGCGGCCTACGAAAGTCGTCGCTGCTGTTGGACATGATCTGGAATATCCTGAGGACGCTCATACTGAAGTTTCAACTGACACCAGCAATGAGTCAAAACATACTAGACCTACAGGAGGCAACAAGCAAACAAAACGATCGCGTCGATCGAGGAATATGGAAGATAGTAAAAGACCTACACAGGAAGACGGAAACACTGAGCCAGTCAAGAGTGACAATAGGGCTGCAGCCGATACTGACAGATTGGTCCGACATCGTCCAGAAGGCAAACGCACTGATCGTGGCACTGATGGGAGAAATCCCAGAACCCACGCAGGAAGTCGGCCTACTCGCATCACTAGCGGCGTTGCTCAAGCCAAACCCACCGGCGCCAAGAATAGTCGACCCCCAAAAGGAAAGGGTGGAGGAGCTGAAGCAGATGCTCCGAGACAGACTAGATCGCCTGTGATCTCCGTTAAACATAGCGGAGGCGGACACGGAAGTGAAAATTAATCACTGAAGTTGTACCGCCACCAGCCATTAGGTAATGGCTGGTTTAAAACCGGC